AGGCCAAGCGATTTGACGCGTAGGCCATGGCATCCTTCTGGCAGAGACACCCGGCGCTGAAAGCGTTCCCGCTGCCGTGCTTCGTCAGGGCCATGCTGGAAAGGTTGTGGGTGTGCCCGTAGATCAGGGCGCCGCCTGACACTGCGTAGTGAAGGCCCTGCTTTACTGTGGCGTTTTCGCCGTGCGCGTAGCCATGCACGAAGGCCACGGGTCCGAGGCGGTAGACTCCCTTGTCGGCGTGGTAGGGGAGGATGGTCTTGGCGCCCGCCTGCTTGGCCGTGCGGTTGATGTCGTCTTTGATGTCTTGGCAGTAGTCGCGGACCATGGCCGACCCGGACGAGCTGATGAGGTTGTCGAGGCGGTGCTCGTGGTTGCCCCAAAGGTATACTGTTGGGCGGAAGCGGCGGAGGAAGTCCTTGCCGGCCTCGAGGTCGGCCTTGAGGGACTCGCCGCTCTCCGCGTCAGAGGAGCCGACGCCACGGCGCAAGCTGCGGAAGTCGAAGTGATCGCCACCGGCGACCCTGACCTCGGGCTTGTAGTCCTTGCAGAACTCCCAGAGGGCGTCGAGGGCCTGCGGATCGGCCATGTCCCCGTGCGAGTCGGAAGCGAAGACGAAGCGGACGGGCTTGCTCACGACTGCTTGCCCTCCTCGGCTTTAAAATAGTCAGCCCCAGATTTAAGATTAGTCAGCCGCTCGACCTCGGCCTTGAGGCGGGCGATTTCCTTTTCCTTTTCGGCTAACAAGTCGCAAGCCTTGGCAATGGAACTATTCCATCCATCGGGCAATGGTTCTGCTTCCCGCTTGGTAGCGTTGCAAACAAACTCGGAGGACTGTGCAAGGATAATGCCCTTGAGCCGCTCGACCTCGGCCTTGAGCTCCTTGATGCGGTCAAGCAGTTGGGCCTCAACCGGGATGGCCTTCAGGCGCTGCTCCCTTGCCAGCCGCTCGACCTCGGCCTTGAGGCGGACGCGGTAACGGGTTGGGTCGCTCATCGCTTGATGCGTACCTTGTTAGGGCCTCGGGCTTTGTACTTCTTCGCGATCCGCAGGCCGAGCTTCTTCGCGGCGATGTAGAGGCGGGTGTAGGAGATGCCGAAGCGCTTCTCGGCCTCGCGGAGGGTGATGCCTAGGTCGTGCGCCTTCTGGGCGGCCTCGTAAGACTCGGGCTCCTTGATGCGCAGGGTGCGGCCGTCCCTGGTCTTGAACAGGTTTGCCCCGCCCACGGGGGCCTTGGTGCCGTAGTCGCTGCGCTTGCCGGCGGGGAGGGAGCCGCCCCAGGAGAGCTTACGGCGGCAGCCAGCGGGCCACGTCACGCCGACCTTGGCGAGAAAGGCGGTGATGACGCCCAGCTCGACCTTGGCGTACTCGGCGGCCTCGTAGGCCGTGAAGCCCTGCCGGTGGGCCAAGCGGCAGTTGGTGGCCAGTCGCTTCTCTTCCGTGGACCAGTCGGCCTGCTCCTTGAGGAACTGCCGGTGAATGCCTTGGGGGCAGTTGGCCAGGAAGGTGAGGCGCTCGGGGGTCATGCCCCACTTCTTGGCGAGGTCGTAGATGTCGCCCGGTTCGGATCCGTAGCCGGCGAAGAAGTCGGAGCTCATAGGTGCCAGAGTTTCGCGATGCGGTACCCGTGGAGCAGGACGGCCTCTTCGTCGCCGGACGTGGCGTAGACTGTCTCGTCGAAGGGGACGGCGGCCATGATCTCGACCAGCGACATGGCCTCTTCGTCGTTGGCGGCCTTCCAGCCATGGCGGACGATGTGGACAGCGTGCAGGCTTACGCCGTACATGTCGCAGTAGTTCTTGGCGGCCTCGTACTCGTTGATGTAGCGCCAATCGGAGACCACAAGCGTCTGGCCGTCGGTCAGGTCGGCCACGTAATTGCCGATGGCCTTGGCGAAGATGTCCTTGTCGCGGCGGCGCATGGCCCGGCCGAACTCGACCAGGAGGTCGCGGTCCTGCAGCTTGTCGGCGTCGGTGAAGTAGTCCACCTTAAGGCCGACGTTGTGGGCGGCGGTCTCGAGGGCGTACTTGAGGGAGTCGGCGAAGGCCACGCGCTTGGCATCCTTGGCGGACGCGACGATGCCCTTGGCGAAGGTGTCCTTGCCGGCGCGGGCGAACCCGCAGACCAGGACGAGGTGCTTGGAAGGCGCCATGATCAGAAGGACTCCGGGGCGGTGAGCGTCTGGCCCTTCTTGGCCCACGTCAGCTTGTACTTGTAGGACGGGGAGCCATCGGGGCGGGGGTTGCCTTCGCTGACCTCGACGAGGGTCTCGACGACCTTGCCGGCGGCCTTCTCGACGTAGGCCACGTAGTCCTCGGGGGTACGGCCGGCGAACTCGCTGGTGAAGTTGCCGGACATCTTGCCGACCAGCATGGCAAGTGACTTCGGGTACTTGGTGCCGTAGGACTGCGAGAGGCAGTGGCCGTCGGCGGTCATGAGGAAGAGGCGGTACGACATGGTGCCGTCGTCCCAGACCCGGACCTTGTCGGCCTTGGGCTTGGAGAGTTTGAGCATGTAGATGCCGCTCTTGGTGATCGTCTTGAGGGGCACCTTGTCGGCGCCGTTGTGCGGGTTGTGCATGGTTTCTGGGTGGTTGGGAATTAGGAGAAAGAGAGGGGGACGGCGTCGCCGGGCTTCTTCCACGGCTCGACCTTGATGATCTCGGGCTGGTAGGTCGGCCACGAGTCGAACTCGGAGCACTTCTGGAAGAGGGTGATGGCCTCGAGCATCTTCATGCCGCCATCGGCCACGAGCTCCTGGTCGAGCTCGAAGACCGCGCCCTCGTAGGGGGCTTCCTTCTCGACGGCGATGATGCGGAAACCTCGGGGGGTCTCGCCGTAGTTGAGTTTCCAGAGGTGCATATACCAGGCGGCCTGCAGGCGGAAGTCCGGGTTGCGCTGCAGCTCGCGGCCGAAGCCGTGCGGGGTGGCGTCCTCGCGGGTGGTCTTCAGGTCGTAGAGGAAGCCGTCGGCGCCGATGAAGTCAATGGAGCCCTTGAGGGCCACGCCCATGTAGGTGCCGGTGAGCGCGATCTCGGCGGCGTGCACGCGGATGCCGTGGCTGGCCATCACGGCGCGGAGGCCGTCGGCGTAGTGCAGGGCGTTGTCGTACTCGTCGCAGTCGCAGGCGATGTGGTCGGGCTGGAGGGTGGTCTTCCAGTACTCGTACGCGGCCTTGCCTTCCTTGGTGTTCTTCTTCACGTCGGGCTCGGGCTTGTACTTGGCGAAGACGTCCGGCTGGAGCACGCAGGCGTGGGTCATGATGCCTTCGCGGAGGGCGGCGGTGGCCTTCGAGGGGTTGGCCAGGGCGTGCTTGTACTTGGCCGGGGAGCGGAGCAGGACCTTGGCCAGCGTCTGGTTGAGACCGGGCAAGGCGTCGTACTCGGCGCGGTTGCCGGCGAGGCTCATGGCCTTGATGCCGGTGATGTCGGGGGGCGTGTATGTCTTCATGTATGTCTTATGTATGTTATCGGGGGGTGGTGGAAAGGGGAGGGGTGCCCTGTGAACTATGGAACATGCCCGGATCCAATCGGGCGAAACACAGGGCGACCCCAAGGTGGTCAGAGGTCTTCGTCGGGATTATCGACGGCGTCCTCGATGGCGCCGAGGGTGACGGCCAGCGTCTCGGCCTTCTCGTGCAGGTTCTGGAAGGAGACCAGGAGCACGCTGATGTCGGAGCGGAGGGCGTTGAGGCGCTCGCGCAGCTCGTCGAGGTCGTGGGCGTCGTCCACGCGGGAGAGGTCGGTCACGGCGAGCACGTTGCGGAAGCGGGTGCTGTCCTGGCCGATGCGGTTGACGTCGTTCTGGGTGACGAAGGCGGACAGGTAGCCTTCGAGGTTGAGGGCCTCGACGTGGAGGCGCTGGAGGTTGGCGGAGGCGGAGTCGCGGGGGCTCATGGGCGGGAAGGGATGGTGATCTCCTTGATGGTGCCCGGGGACTTCACGAAGTACCGGACGTTGGAGCGTTTGAGGGTGGGCCAGGTGTGCACCTTCCACGCCCGCATGGTCTGCTCGAGGCCCTTGGCGTTGGCGGCGGTGCATTCCCAGAAGGCTTCCCCGTCGAGGAGGATGAGCATGCCGTAAAGGTAGACGGCGTCCTTCTCGGCCAGGCGTTCGATGGACTTGGGGATGTCAGCCATGGCGGCGCTTGTCGGCCCACTCGGAGCAGGCGTGCATGATGTCCTCGGCGGTCACCTTGTCGGCGTGGCGGAGGACGTACCAGATCTCGTCGCCGGCTTCGCGCATGGCCTCGTTGCGCTCTTCGAGCTGCTGGATGCGGGCCTTGGCGGCCGCGAGCTCGTTGATGCGCTCCAGGTTCTTCATGGCCTCGCCGATCGGGTCGAAGGGCTGGCCGCCCGAGAGGAAGTCGTTAGCCATTGGCGGCCTCCTTCTTGACGGCGGCGTTGAAGGCCGGGTTGTTGGCGATGGCGACCAGGTGCTCGCCGGAGAGGTCGGCCAGCCCTTGGCCTTCCTTGAGCCAGCCCTTGCGGAGCAGGACGCGGACGGCGGCCTCGGGGTGGTCGGTGTACCCGCTCGCCCTGCTGGCCGTCTGAGGGGTCTGGCTGGCCGCCTGAGGCGTTTTGATGGCGGGGGAGGCCGTGAGCCCGTTCCCGTCGAGGTCGAGGTCCACGGAGACGCAACAGGCGGTCTGGACGGATTGCCGGCGGATGTAGGTCAGGGCGGCGCCGATCTGCTGGGGGTTCATGCCGTCGGCCCGGATGAAGAGCATGCCGCCCGGGAAGGTCGTGCCGTCGCGGTGGCGGAAAGACGTCTGCACGCCGATGCGGCCGTCGGCGGTGGTGTCCACAACCTGGCACAGGGCGAGGTTATGCGCCGCGAGGACGGGCTTCACGGCGTCGAGCAGCTGGTCGAGGGAGACGTACTTGGAGCCCTTGAAGGCCGGGTTGGACTTGTTGGCGCTGACGTTCTCCAGCGCGTTAAGGGCGGTGACGAAGTCCGCGTTGGCGTCGGTGGCTTGTAGGATGAGTTTGCTCATGGGTGCTTGGGAAGGTTAGTCGAGTTTGCCGTTGTTGGCGGCGGCCGCGTCGATGGTCTTCTGCGTCACGACCTTCAGGCGGCCTTCGATGCAGAGGGACCAGTAGTTCAGTTGGCCCTTGCGGCGGGGCTTGAGGGTCGAGACGACAGTGCCGTCATGCAGGATCAGGTAGCGGGTGCCCGGGATGGCCACGGGGGGCAGTACCAGGGACTGGGTGGTTTGGAGGTTGGCGGGGATGTTGGACATGGTGGAAAGTCAGTTGATGGCGCCACGCTTGGCGGCGTCGAGGATGAGCAGGGCGTCGGCGTTGGCCAACGTCACCTTGAGGCCGGGCTCCGAACCGAAGAGCTCGCCGGCGCGGGCCTTGAGTTTGTTCTTCCAAGCGGTGGTGGAGAGGTCGCCCTTCGTGCCGACGGGGTGGGCCTTCTGCCAGATCGCAGGGCGAACGCGGTGGACTTCCCACCCGCAGGCCACGGCGGCGCCGTAGAGGACGCCCGTGTTCCACATCAGTTTGCCGATGGCCGAGCCGGGGATGTTCTTGCCCGCGTACAGCGGCGGCTCTTCGAGGTAGAGCACGACCTTGCCGGCCTGCGTGGTGATGTCGGCCACTAGCTTGCAGACCTCCCAGTCCGTGCCGGGCATGTTGTAAGACGAAAGCCCGAGGTGCTGGTGGTACGTCACGATGGCACCGGACACGCCAGGGTCTACGGCGACGAGCAAAGGATGGTTGGTCATGGCTTGGCTTAGCGTGTCGCCTTTGCCAATCGGGCGGCGACGACCTTTGTGATGGTCGGGCAGCGCGAGAGGTCAAACCCTTTCGCCTTGAAACCAGCGAAGCCGAGTTGATGCGCCGCGTACAGTTCGCCGATCGTCGGGCGGCGGCGGAGCGTTGCGGTCAGGCGGTCTTCAAGCAGAGTCAACCAGGAGGAGGCATACGCAAGGCCGGCCTCGGGGTCGTGGGCCAGCGAGTACGAGTAGACCGGGAGCCCGTGGGCACGGCGCCAGCGGGAGGTATCGGACCAAGCTGCGGGGAAGAACTGGCACAGGCCACGCTCGCCAAGGCGGCCGACGGCGTTGGGGTTGCCGGCGGACTCGACGCGGATGATGGCGTCACGCCATGCCGGGGAGACAGTGGCCGAGGCGCTGGCCGACAGCAGGAGCAGGAAGAGGCGCATGATCAGAAGCCCGTTGGGATGACGTTGCCGGTGAACAGTTCGCCATCCTTGTCGCGGTAGGCCCACTTGAGCAGGGCACGGCCGGAGGGGGAGACGTGGGCGTAGACGTTGATGTCCGTGCACCCGTAGAAGATGAGCATCTGCTCGCACTCGTGGGTCTGCTGCTCGACCTGCTGGTTGGCGTACTTGGGAGTCCAGTCGCCCTGGAGCACGCGGTCACGGGCGAAGACGACGCCACGGGCCAGCGTCTGGACCTCCGCGGAAGGGTTGCCGAGGTTGCTCATCAGATGACCTTGCGGTTGGCGGCCATGCGGCGGGCGGCGTAGATGAGCTCGAGGTCGAAGATGCACTCCTCGATAATGAGGAAACGTTCTTCGCTGACTTCGTGCGCCTGATCTGGGCCGGCGAAGTAGGCCAGGGCGTCCTTGGTTTCCTTCATGTTTTGGATGAGTTCGCGCAAGTGTAGGTTTTCCTTGCGGATACGGATTTGGGTGGGGGTGGGCATGGCTTGGGGGGAGAGTTAGTACTTCGGGTTGTCGATGATCTCGAAGAGGGACGGGCCGTCGGCGAGGGCGAGGATGTAGGCCGCCAGCGCGAGGCCGGCGAGGAGGGCGAGGATGAGTTTCATGGCTTGGGGGGTTGGGAGATTAGAGGGCGACGTCCAGAGCGGCCTTGAGGGTGCTGGTCTGCTCCTTGTTGATGCGCTTGCCCTTGATGAGCTGCAGGGCGGCGTGGTAGGCCACGCAGGCGATGATGTGCGCGTCGTTCGCGTCTTCGAGGTCGCACTCGTAGGCGTCGTGATCGGTGTAGAGGCCGGCCTTGTAGGTGGCCTGCACCTGGTTGACCTTGCGGGTCTGCTCTTCGACGAGGTTGGCGAGGGAAAGGAGCACGTCAGGGCGCTCGACGATGGTGGTGATGGCGGTGGTGGTCATGGCTTGGTGTTGGTTGGAACAGAGATGAGTAGACAAGCCCATTGCCAAGGGGTCAACACAATTCTTTTGCCAAGTTCCCGAGCGGGGTGGTTTGGAACGTTTAGGCCGAGAAAGTTGCCATAACTTCCCGAGCGGGCAGTTTATGGAACCCGCCAGCCCCGTCTACATGTCGCCCCAGACATGTCGATTGACCCCTCTGGCTTGCCCTAGGAGGCGTTTTGACGGCGAAGGCGTAGGAAGACCGCCACCCCCACCCCTAGGCACCCCACAGACAACGCCCACCCAAGGTCGCGGCACGCCTTGAGGGCCAGCGTGGCCGACGATAGGTTGCGCTCCAGGTTCTTGTCGTCGCTCTTCGTGCCGGCGTCGGTGATCAGGAGCACCATGGCCTGCGTGTCCTCAAAGCTGCGCAGGACGAAGTCGCAGATGAAAGCGGACGCGGCCGCCGCCATCAGAGCCGCCACGACCAGAAGGGCCACGGCCAGCAGGAGGTTGTTATCTCCGCTTGGGCTTTGCTTTGCCGGCGGCACGTTTGACTCCTTTCGATACCTTGGCGACCTCGGCCTCGCCCTTGGCCTTGATGTATTTCAGAAGGTAGTCGAGACACTCGGGGGCCGCGTAGCCAGCGGCGCCGACGGCGGCCATGCGTAGGCCGGTGCTCTGGATGTGGTCCTGCACGGCGTAGCCGACCAAGGCGGCGGTGATCGCGGCGGCGAAGACACGGCGCACGACCCAGCCGAAGGTCACGGGCTCCGTTGACAGCAGAAGCCGGGCCGTCATGGCCAAGCCGCCCAGGATAGGCGCAACCACGCCGTCCTTGAGCTCGGGCGGGATGTGATCGGGGTTGACGGGAGAAGCGCTCACGAGATGCGGACGGGGGTTGTGTGCTTGCCGAGCAGGATGCGGCGGTAGTTCTCCTGCCAGAGCACGGCGCTGATCACCTTGCCGGCGCGGTCCACTTCCTTTTCTCCCATCTCTGGCCAGCAGATATGGATGGCCTCATGTGTCAAAGTCTCGAGCTCGCGGCGGGGTGACAGGCGGGGGTC